CGAAACAACCGTGGCCAAGCTGAAATCATGCAGATGAATGGGTATATACCATCTAGGATTTCTACCCACGCTGTAGAAAATACCCTTGTTGGTCAATACATTGATGACGCTATCTCATGGACTTACCAGTTAGAAGGCCATGAAATATACGTTATTTCTTTTCCCACAATAAATATTACATGGGCTTATGACATTGCATCAGGAATGTGGCATAAATGGCTGTATTACAACAATAATGGACAATACGAAAGACATCGCGGTAATTGCTGTTCGGTATTCCAAGGAACTGTGCTTGTTGGGGATTACTCTAACGGTACGATTTACAAGCTAGACAAACAGAATTACACCGATTCTGGCCAAACAATTCGCAGGCTTCGCAGAGCACCGCACTTGGTAACAGACTTTCAAAGAGAATACTTTGATGAGTTGCAAATACAGTTTCAGCCTGGCGTAGGCACAACTGGCGTTTCAGTTGCTACTAGCGGCAATTACTTGGGCGACACTTACGTCATTCCGTCTGATGGAACATTTACGATTGGTCCATACGATATTTACATTCTTGGTATTGCTAATCCTTTGTTACCTAGCAACGTAACTACTTATCCACAGGCTATGCTCAGATGGTCAAATGACGGTGGATCAACTTGGTCTAATGAACATTGGGTAACTATTGGCCAGCAAGGACGCTACAAGAATCGTGCAATTTGGAGGCGTTTGGGAACGGCTAGGGACAGAGTTTTTGAGGTGGTGATAAGCGACCCTGTAAATGCGGTTATTGTGTCTGCAAACCTTAAAACGACTTCAGGGGATAACTAATGGCTACAGGACTTTACGGCGCAAGCCAAACCAATCCTTACCCCCAAGCCGAGTTTTTGGACGGCTCAACAAAACGCCCAACCAGAGCGTGGCAACAATTCTTTTTGAATTTGCTTAACTTTTCAAGCGCTACAACTGCTACGGCTGGATCGGCATCTTTGCCGGCTAACCCAGTTGGCTTTATAAATGTTACGGTAAATGGTCAAAATTTCAAAGTTCCTTATTACAATCAGTGACTATGGAACCTACAATAATTCACCATTTTGCCGACCATTTGTATGCCAAGGAAACGCACATTCCTGCTGGGCAAACATTGATTCAGCATCAGCACAATTACAGCCATTTGTCCATTATTGCCAGTGGTAAGGTGATTGTGGCAAATGCCGGTGAAAACCACATTATTGAAGCGCCTGCTTGCATTGAAATTAAAGCGGGTTTGAATCACGGCGTAAAAGCCCTGACCGATGTTATTTGGTATTGCATCCACTCTACTGAAGAAAAAGACCCAGCAAAAGTGGATGAAGTTTTAATCAAAGGGGATTAGTATGGCATGGATTCCAGCAGCAATTATGGGCGGCTCAAGTTTATTGGGCGGTTTGTTTTCAGGCTCAAGTGCAAAAAAGGGCGCTCAAATACAAGCTGATGCGGCGCAACAATCTGCTAATTTGCAGAAGCAGATGTTTGACGTACAGAATGCCCAGCAAGCTCCTTTTCGTCAAACAGGCTATAACGCCCTTAACCAAATCGGTCAGCTTGGTAGTGGCACTTATGGGATGTATGACGCAACTGGCAACGTCACAGGTCAAGGTCAAGGCTCTGGTTATTTAACACAACAGTTTGGACCAGAGCAGTTTGCGGCAGGCATGGACCCAGGCTACGCATTCCGACTTGCCCAAGGTCAACGTCAATTAGCAGCTCAACAAAATGCCGCTGGTGGGCTTATTGGTGGTAACGCTTTAACTGGTATGCAAGACTATACCCAAGGCCAAGCTAGCCAAGAATATGGAAATGCTTTTAATCGTTTTAACACTCAACGTAGCAACATTTACAACACTTTGGCATCTATGGCTGGTTTAGGACAAACTTCACTTGGCCAAACTACTGGAGCTGCAGTAAATGCCGGTAGCAATATTGGCAACGCAATTTCCAATGTAGGCTCCGCTTTGGGTAGTGGCCAAGTTGGTCAAGCTAATGCTTTGGGTGGCGGTCTAGCGGGAGCCGGTAGTTCTTATTTGCTTTCGCAATTGTTAGCGCCAAAAGCTGGTAGTTCTGATGTAAGCGGTGGTAATTTTATGAAATCTTACAACGCAATAGGTCAATAAATCATGGCAGATTTCACACCAGTAGGAACACAAATCAAACCACCTCAAGGAATGTCCTTGGGTGAGATGGTCAATATGGCCAACGCTGCCCAGCAGTATCAGCAAGCGCAACAGATGAACCCTGTTCAACTAGAAAGAGCGCAAACAGAACTTGGCAGATTGAAAACTCTTTTGCCTTTGGAGGTATCTAGAGCAACATCAGAAGCAGGCCGATCAGGAATTGAATACAACGTAGCTGGCGAAACAGCAGAACCTCGCATTTCTCAAGCAAAATCAGCAGCCGAAACCGCCCAAACAGAAGCGCTAAAAAGTAAATATGGGTTAAATGCGCAGTATCAGGATGATTTAACAAAAATCATGGGTGGGTATGCCAATGATGCAAGATTATCTCCTGATGCTTTAAAGAAAAATCCTGCAAATGCTGCTGAAGTAATGCACGAAATTAAAGCTCAAGCAATTGCTAGAGGAATCCCAACACAGGGATTAGATATGGCTACAACGCCTGGAATGATGACGGCAATCCAAAACCCAACGGCGTTTCCTGCTCATTTGCAAAACATGATAAACATAGGTTTGTCTGCATCTGAAAAGAGAGCTGCTGGATTAGAGAAGGTTGAAACTACACCATCTGGTCAAGTTATTAGAACTACACCAGCAATTTACGGCAATCAACCTAAAGTTTCTTTTGAATCTCCTGGCGGTATTTCTCCAGCGCCTAGCATTGTTGAAGTTAATGGCATCAAGTATTTTGCAGGACCACCTAAAACGCCAGGCGGTCAACCAACATTGCAACCAGTACCAGCGCCAAGCGGTGGATCAGCTACCACAGGAAATGTCGCGCCTCCTGCGGCGGTCACCGGAGCAAAAATTCCAGAGGCAACCACAAGAACACCTTTAGTCAAAGAAGATATGCCTGTGGCCAAAGGCGGCTTGACGCAAATGAATACCCAGCAACAAACTAGATATGAGGCTGGTCAAAAAATGTTTGCTGATGCGGCAACTGCAAACCAAAACGCAGCCGATCAAGGCATTATTCTTAAGAGCATCAAACAAAACTTAGCCCAAGCGCAAAGTAGCAAGCCTGGCCAATTATTGCGCCAAGGTGGAAAATTCTTGGCTGGTAATGAGCAATTAGACACATTGCTTAAAGACTTATCGCAAAACCAATTATTGCAAGCCAAAATGATGGGCGGTGTTGATTCGGTCAATGCACAAAATACTGTTGCTGTAGCTAACGGTTCTGGTGACATTGATCCCAAAGCACTAGCCAAAATTGTTGAACGTACTGATGCAACTCGATTGGCGGCGCAGATGTACAACCAAGGTTTATCTTCATACAAAGGCAAAGACCCATACAACTCAGCTATTCATGCCGACAATTTTCAACAAGCATGGAAAAGCAACTATGACCCACGCATTTTTATGGTGGAAAACATTAATGCTTCTGACAGAACACCAAAGCAAAAACAAGAAGACATTAAACGCATAATTGGAATTTCCACGCCTGCTGAACTCCAACAGTTAAAACAAAAAGCAATTAACATTAGACGACTACAAACAGGGGACTTCTAATGGCTGATTATTCAAATGATGCAACCATTTCTGCATTTGATGTCCCACAAGATTTAACAGCGCCTAAGAAAAGCGCAATGTTTGGCCGCAGATTAGATTTGCAGCCTGATGCTGAAAACTTGCAACCTACACAAGAATTTTCGCCTTATTCTTTAGACCCTACCATTAACGCTTTTAATGCATTAGAAACAATTCAAAACGCTTTTAGCCCCGAACCCACCGCAAGGCCAAAAGGCAACCCCCTTGTTGGTGAAGCACTGATGAAAATGTTTCAGCTAAGACAAGGCGCACAAGCTACTGGATTGTCTGCTTTGGATTTGCCTTTAGGTTTGCCTGCTCAAGTTGCTGGCGGTTTAACTTATGGTGGAGCTTTAATGGGCGGCTCAACACCAGAACGCGCACAACAAATATCCGAATACGTTTCAACCCCTTTATCGTATTTGCAACCTGGCAATTTAGCTAATTTAAAAGATAATCAAATTGGTCAAGGCACGGCTTCTTATGAGGCAAGCCCAGTTAGTCAAGTTATGGAATTTGTTAATAAATATGGCGCACAACCCGCCATGGATATGTTAATTAGTCGAGGTTATTCGCCTGAATCTGCCCACCACCTTGTTGCAAATGCATTATTAGTTATTCCAGGGGGCATTAAGCTAGGAAAAATGGGGCTTAAAGTTGCTAGAGAAATTCCATCTTACGCAGCAGAATTAAGAACTGGTGAGCCAACTCGCATTGAGCCACAAATGGACGTTAGCCAAATGCCTCAAAACGTTGGAGCTGCTCAAGCATCACCGGCTGCGGTTTTGCGTGGAAATGTGAATGCGGCAATTGCAAATGCATCGCCTGAATTGCAATCACATATTCAATCTAAACCATTGGAATCTGTTAATGTGCCTGCTATTGAAACACGCGCTTTGGAAGAAAAGCATGGAGTGGATTTAACTGCGGGGCAACGCACAGGTGATTTAAATCGTTATGTAGATGAATGGAATGCTCGAGGTAAAACAGATACTTTAAGCAATCATTTTGCTAACCAACCCAAACAATTGGCAGATGCATTTGAAACCGCAAAAATCAAACACGCCCCTGATATATCAGCAACCGCTGACGCATCTGAACTTGGTCAACATGAAATTAATGGTTTAGCGGCAAAAGACAAAATTCGTCTTGACAATATTTCACAAGCCTACAAAGCACTTGAAGATGCTAATGGTGGAAATTTCCCAATTGATGTAGGAACATTACAAACAAATATATCAACGGCATTAACAAAAGGCATGAAAACAAATCGTGTTTCGCCTGAAATTAATGCTGATCTAAAATCGTTCTATGAAAATCCAACATTTGAACAATACGAAAATTTGCGAACAAATTTAGCAAATGATATGAGAACAGGAGAGCCTAACAAAAGGGCGGCTGCTTATCTTATTAGGCAAGAAGTGGAAAAACTGCCTGTATTTAATGAAGAAAATGCCGCATTTGATCCGCAAGCAGCTCAGTTAAAACAATTGGCAGATAAAGCACGATCTTTGTACAAAGAAAGACAAGATGTTATTCGATCTAATCCTGCATACAAAGCTGCAGTAAAAGAATTCGATAGTTTAGAAGATGCATCATCACAAGGTGAAAGCCTTAATGCAGCTAACTTTCACAAAAAATATGTGTCAACTGCAACGCCTGAAGCAATTAGACGCATGAAAGCAGAAATCGATCCTAATGACATTGCTAATCAAGCTATGACATTTGCAGAACTTGATAGAGCCAAAAATCAACAAGTAAATGCAAATTCATCTAACGTGAAGTCAGATAGATTTGCTGATTTTTTGCTTAAAGAATCGCCAAGATTAAAAGCAGCACTACCGCCAGAAGCAATGCAAGATGTTTCTGAATTAGGTTTACTGTCAAGCAAAATTGGCAAACCTCAAGCTGGTGTGTTTAATCATTCAAATTCATTTAGTGCTTATCTTAAAGAATTGGCAACGCAAGGATTAGCTACCGCAGCAGAAGCTAAATTAGCATCAGCTACTGCTGGCGCATCTGTACCATTCACAATGGCCGGAAAACAATGGATGTTGTCTAGAGGACATGAAAATTATGCAAGACAAGCAATTCATCCATTTAGTGGTTTAACCAAGGATTAAAAAATGGCAGTCAATCTTTCACCAATCGGCAATGGTTTTCAATTCTTGACGACCACAGGACTACCCTTAAACGGTGGTTTGATCTACACCTATCAGGCTGGCTCAACAACGCCTTTAACCACCTATTCAGACATCAATGGAGCTATTGCTAACACCAATCCTATTGTGCTGGGTACAGATGGCCGACCACAAGGTGAGATTTGGTTAACGTATGGCTTTAATTACAAGTTTGTTTTGCAGACCTCTACAGGTTCCACCATACAGACTTATGACAACTTATATGGAATTATTGGAACTACCGCTGCAACAGGGACAACCATACCAGCAGGCTTGATTTCGCTATGGTATGGATCAATAGGTAGCATTCCATCGGGCTGGTATTTGTGTGATGGTTCAAACGGTACGCCTGATTTGCGTGATCGTTTTGTTGTTGGAGCTGGATCAACATATTCTGTTGCCGCAACTGGTGGTTCAACAACGCACACATTAACCACAAGTGAAATGCCAAGCCACACGCATACTGCAACTTCTGTGGTTACTGATCCTGGGCACTTCCACACTGGTGGCGCTGTTTTGGTTGGTTCTGCTAGAGCAGCGGGTGGTGATACAACTATGGTTGCAGCCAATACAGCATCAGCAGTGACAGGTATTACTGTTGCTACAACTAATGCCGCAACCGGATCAGGAACAGCGTTTAACATTCTTAACCCCTACTACGCACTTGCGTACATCATGAAGAGTTAATCATGGATGAAAAAATTGACTTGGTTAAATACGGCGTTCTTTGGCAAAAAGTTGAAGAGCTTGAAAAGAAAATTGACAAGCTAGAGGATGGTATGGCCACGCTGTTGGCGTTAGCTAATCAATCCAAGGGCGGGTTTTGGATGGGCATGGTTGTTGTTTCTGTGATTTCTAGCCTTATTGGTTATCTAACCAACTGGCTACACAAGGGTTAAAAATTGATCCTCTTTCAATTCTCTTTGCTGCGAATGCGTGTGTTGCAGCTATTAAGCAAGGCTGTGATTTATATAAGCAGGCTAAGACTTCTTTCATGGAGGTCAAGTCTACTGTTGAGGAAATTGTCGGAGATGTTAGACAAGTTCAGTCGTTTTGGTCAAAGCTCTTTGGTTCGCCCAAGCCTGTGGCGCAAAAGACGAACAAAAAAGAAAAGTTTGTAGCGGTTGACGAAACGCAAGTTATGGCTGACATTGTTAGCCAGCTTACACAGTTTTTTAAATTGCAAGAACAGTTGGCGGCGCACATAAGGGAAGAGGAAGAAAAGTCAAAGAACGTCTATGACCCTGATGCCAACTTAATGGAGGCAGCCCTAAAGCGGGTGATGGCTCAAGACCAGATGGTTGCGTTGGAGGTGGAGATTAGGGAGGCAATGGTGTACGGCGCTCCTAAAGAGATGGGCGCGTTGTATAGCAAAACCTTTGAGATGCGTGACGTTATTCAGGAAGAGCAAGACAAGGCAAGAAAGAAGCGAGACAATGAATCATGGCAACGCAAGGAAGAGGAACGGCTGCTAAGAGAAAAACAGGCGTATCTGCTAGCGACTATCCTATTCCTCCTATATATGTGGTTACTCCTCGGCCTCTTACTCAAGATTGGGAAAACGTGATGGGTTGGATTGCTGCTTGTGTGTTGGTAGTTATGTTGCTACCTCTTTTGGCTAACTTGTATATAGATGTACTTGAAGCTAAACAAGAAGCAAAGCACCAGCAAGAGCAAGTTCAAAAGTTGATTAACAAAGCAAAGGAAAAATAATGGATTGGCTAAAACAAGTTGCGCCCACTATTGCAACAGCATTCGGTGGTCCATTAGCTGGCTTGGCGGTTGACGCTATCAGCAAAGCTATTGGAGTTGACCCTAAAGACGTTAATAAGACCATTGCCGAGGGCAAGTTATCTGCTGAACAGATAGGCGCTATCAAACAAGCTGAAATCGCTATGGCAGCTCGCGCCCAAGAATTAGGCTTAGACTTTGAAAAGATCGCCGTAGACGACCGCAAATCAGCGCGTCAGATGCAAGCCTCCACCCAGTCTTACATACCTGGTCTGATGGCCATTGCTGTAACTTTGGGTTTCTTTGGCATCTTGGTTGGCTTGATGACTGAACACTTTAAAACATCTGATGCGCTAATGTTGATGTTAGGCAGTTTGGGTACAGCTTGGACCGGCATCATTGCGTTTTACTTTGGTTCTTCTGCTGGTAGCCAAAAAAAGGACGAACTACTCCATAAATCGAGTCCAACTCCATGAACCTCACAACTCATTTTACACTTGAAGAGCTGACTGTTACCGACCATCGGCAGTTTGACAATACCCCAAATGATGCCGAGATTGCTAATCTTGTCCGACTGGCTGAATTCTTAGAACAAGTCAAAGAAGTTCTTGGCGGCAAGCCAATCATGGTGAATAGCGCGTTTCGCAGCGCGGAAGTTAACCAAGCCGTGGGATCGTCTGACAAGTCTCAGCATCGCCGCGGGTGTGCTGCGGATATAAGAGTGCCAGGCATGACCCCTGATGAGGTTGTTAAAGCCATCATTGCATCGGGCTTACCATTCGATCAATGTATTCGAGAATTCAATTCTTGGACACACGTTTCAATTCCAAACGCTGATGATGCAAAACCTAGACTAATGTCGTTAATAATAGACAAATCAGGTACAAGAGAGTACGCTTAACATTAAGTTTCATTTGCTTGTCATTGATTTAGTTTAATTTCAGACAACTTCAATGGAGTTGTCATGCCAAAGCCAGTTTATAGCGATGAAGAATTTGTAGAAATTTGGAATACATACAAATCAGGTAGCAAAATGGCTGCGGCTACAAGCATGAGTGAACGACAGATTCTTAGGCGGCGTAAAGAAATTGAAGATAAATCAGGGATTGCACTTACCTCTAGCTATAAACCTCCATCTATTGCCAAAACTGATAACCCAGTTAGAAAAGAATTAGGCATTGAAAATGGTGTTGTTCTTGTTTTTAGCGATGCTCATTTTTGGCCAGGCATACATACAACGGCATTTAAAGGCGTTCTTTGGGCAATTAAAGAGTTTCAGCCTAAAGCCATCATTGCCAATGGAGATGTATTTGATGGCGCTAGTATTTCTCGCTTTCCTCGTATTGGATGGGATTCAACGCCATCGGTAATCCAAGAGCTGAAAGCCTGTGAAATAGCTCTTGGTGAAATAGAAGATGCCGCCAAAAAGGTAAGACACAATGTAAACCTTGTGTGGACACTAGGCAACCATGATGCTAGGTTTGAAAACCGTCTAGCAGCTAACGCCCCTCAATATGAGTTTGTCAAAGGCTTTGCCTTAAAAGACCATTTTCCCACATGGCATCCATGCTGGAGCTGCTGGCCTACCGATGAGGTGGTCGTTAAACACCGCTGGAAGGGCGGCATCCACGCTACGCACGGCAATACCTCAATGTCGGGCAAAACAATGGTTACAGGGCATTTGCACAGCTTAAAGGTCACTCCTTACAGCGACTACAACGGCACACGCTTTGGCGTAGACACTGGAACCCTTGCGGAACCTAATGGACCCCAATTCATAAATTACTTAGAAGATGGTCCCACCAACTGGCGGTCAGGCTTTGCCATATTGACATTTCATGAAGGAAGGCTTTTGTGGCCAGAGTTGGTACACAAATGGGAAGAGGGCAAAATTGAATTTAGGGGTAAGGTTTATGACGTATGACTTGGTTAATTTTCTCAGAGCAGAAATCAAAGAGCTGCATAGCATTCTGAATGAAACCCAGCTCTCTTTAGCTGAAGCAAACGACCGGCTTAACCGCCGTTCTGAGCCGCTGAGTGAAGAACGTATATATACATTGTATCGACGCAGCTTAGATTGGCGCCAACTGGCTAGAGACGTAGAAGCAGATCACGACATTGAATAAAAAAAAGGGGAGTCCTAAGACCCCCCAAAAGGCAACTACATGATTATTATGCCACGCGTTCCCAAACCATACCGTCTTCGTCTTCAACGATTTCGCCGACTTCAACTTCTTCGGCTTCTTCGCCGTCTTCAGTTTCTTCGTCGCCTTCGTCGTCTTCTTGCAAGTATTCGTATTCGTCGGTAACGTCATAGTCAACAGCCCAACCATACATCTTTTGAAATTCGATGAACTCTTGAATAATGGCGATCTTGTCAAAATCGCTTGTTTCAATAGTCAATGAATCACTAGACCACTCATAATCACCGATGCTAATTTCAATCTTGTACATAATAAACCCCTTGTTATGGCACGATTGCCGAGTAAAATGTTAAAGTCTTAATATGACAGTTCATCTAAGGAGAAACGATGGCTACAAACTTTACACTTACAAAAGGCGAGTCCAAAGCTCAAGAAGCTAAGGAATATGTTGTTGAACGTGAGTACAAAAAAGAAAACCGCAAGGTTGCAGCGCTTGAAAAAGAGCTGAAAAAGCATGAAAAGACTGATATGGCTCATGCTCACCCCATGCACCGGTCACATGAGGCCAGCCAAAAGGCCGCACCTCTGCCTAATATGCGGAAAACCTAAAGCAAGTTTCGCAGGGTTTCGTTAAGGACTGACATCTCAGTCTTTTTGTAGACACTCCAAATCCTTGCTTGGCCGTGGATGCCATTAAACGACCCTTGGTGGCAGTCTTTACATAGCGGTATGCAAAGGTATTGTTCATGCTGGACTATGTGGTGGGCATCCGATGGACCAGCCGCGTCACAAACCCCACAAGGCATTTCCTTAATTGTGGCCAAATGCTCGCGTTCTTTTTTTGTGGGCTTGTTGTTCACTGATGCGACCTGTCTTGCATACGGTTTGTAGCTTCGCGAGTACGCCAAATTTCTATATCAAGCCTGGCAGCTTCAATTTCCCACTTTAAGGTTTCCTCCTGCTCAATAGCCGCGGCCAAGCCCTTAAGTAACTTTTGGTAAGCAGGGTCGGCATAGGCTTCGCGTTCTTGCGCGTTGGCGGCTTCAAATCCCATACTTAGCGCATCACGCATTAACAGCGCTTTTTGGCTTTTGCGGAATTCCTCAAGGTAAACCCGCTGGGCTTTTGCCTCGCCATAAGCTGGCGCTTTGTTGCGTATGTCTTGTGCTGCTTCTTCTGGTTTCATTTAACTACCCCAATCATCCTAAGAGCCGCTTCAGGGCTGTCAATCCTAGCCAACGTACCTCCGCACCACTTTTCAAAAAAGTCGGCTTGTAGGGCTGTTAAACGCTTTTTAGCGTCTGTTTTGATCTCGACCAAGAACGTGTGATCTTTGTAGCCAACTAAAAGGTCAACCGGCAAGCCAATAATCCACACATAAGCGCCAGCATCCCGCAAAGCCTTAACTATGGCGGCTTGGTTTTCATCAGTCCGAGCTGCGTATCGCATTCATTAGCTTTCGTAAATCATTAGCGGCGGGTAACCCACGCTTTTTCTCTATGTCTAACAAGACTTGCTGCCACCAACCGGAAGCATTCGTTTTCCCATGGTCTTTCACTTTCTTGCGGTATCTCGCTATCCATTCCCGCGCCTCCATTATCTTCATAGTCTCCAGTAGCTCTAAGCGCTGCTGTGGTGTCAGCGTAGCTAAGTTGACGTGTTTCTTTGTGCTGGTCAAGAAGTCGGTTTGCTTCATTTCTGTCCATATAAATCCTCATACTGTTGAATTCTTGCACCAATCCATGCCATTACGGGTACTGCCATACTGTTGCCCAATGCTTTGTAGCGTGGGCCATCAGGAGTCGGTTTACCTTTTGTTTTTATGTCGGTGTAGTTATCGCCAAAGCCCTGCAATCTTTCGCATTCAATAGGGGTCAATCTTCTGACGGCCATGGATGATTGATATACCGAATACACCTGATTCGTTACCTCGGATGACTGTGGTGATCTGCTTGGATCATTGGCGGCGGTTAAAGTGGGTGCCACAACTGACTGCAATACCTTTGGACCGCTGTGCGTTGGACCGCCAACATCCGCAGTTATCGTGCATGAAACCTGACCAGTTTCTGTGCCGTTGTAAGTGTCAACTCCAATGGGTTGCGCCACACCATGCACACCTGTGGCGTTTAACGTGTACATCGGACCGCCATCGGTAAACCCATCGCCGTTGCCGCCGTTATGTGGTTGCCTTCCAATGGTGTTCTCTGCAAGTGCAATGGGTTGCATCACCAATTGAGCGTTGGCTTTGTCAGGCATACGTTGGTCATCTGACTTAGTGGTGATGGTTGCCGCAAGATCGCCGCCGTCCCACCATTGAGGTTTAGCTGGCACTATGTGACCATTGGCAACGCTTTGATGCGTTAGCTTTCCTCCTCCGCACTCTGTATCGAGACTGCCTGCAACGCTTGGAATAGTGCTGGCGGCAACACCTTGCCTCTTTTCTCTGCTCGGCGCAAAATGCCCTTGCAAGCTATGGCGCTCAAAAAGAACCGCTGCGGCAGCTCGCCAGTCTCCAAGGTATCCGACAACGAACACACGTTTGCGTCTTTGGGCCACTCCGAAGTATTGAGCGTCAAGAACGCGGTATGCGAACCCATACCCGAGTTCCCCCAGCGCCCCGAGGAAGACTCCAAAATCTTTTCCTCCGTTAGATGACAGGACACCAGGAACGTTTTCCCAAACAATCCACTTGGGTTTAAATTTGTCAGCAATGGCAAGATAGGTAAGCATGAGGTTGCCACGAGGGTCATCCAATCCTTTTCTAAGTCCTGCGACAGAGAATGATTGGCAGGGTGTTCCTCCAACGAGAAGATCGACATTTGATTCAAAATTCCACTCCTTAAATTTGGTCATGTCGCCAAGATTAGGCGTGTTTGGATAATGGTGGGCAAGCACTTCTGATGGAAATCGTTCAATTTCTGAATAAGCTACAGCTTCCCAGCCAAGCGGATGCCAAGCAACTGTGGCGGCTTCAATGCCTGAACAGACGCTAAGATATTTCAAAACACCTCCTCATCATCCTGCCAATGTTTGACAGGACGAGCATTCTTAAAAACTTCTTTTAGGTCGGGTGCTTTGTAGTCATCTAGCTGCCAGGCGTGTTTTGAGCATTTAGGCTTATCTCCCTCCATGTGGACAGACCAGCGTCTTTGACAATTGTGTACTGAACACATTAAGCGCTGAACATCGTCAAACGCATCATCTTTTTGTTGGGTGAACTTAGTTATTGCCATGATATTTTCCCTCCACTATTTTTGCAAAATTGCTTGGTTTGATAAGCCACTCTAAATCGGCAACAAAAGCCCGACCATCTTTGCCATTGACCCTGCCAGTCAAGAATCGTGATTTGCCAACAGACTGAAAGAATTCAGCCCACCAGTTAAGCACATCACCCGCTTCTATGGGTTTTTCCTGTGCAAGCTCCGCAGCCACTTCCCGCCATCGCTGACGTAAGTAACCAGCCCTGGTTTCGTTCCAAACCTCAACCCGCCGCATTGTGGGCAAGTTTTCGTGGTACAGCTCAATCACTGCTTTATGGTCGCATTCAGGTAATTTCTTAATTGGTGCTAGGTCGGGTTCACCGTCAGGTGGACATATATTGGTATTTATATGGTTATTGGTTATTGGTTTATGGTTATTGGTTGGTTGAACGTCCGTTGAACCGCCGTTAGACCTACGTTCAGCGGATGCTTTGCCAGCCCTAGATGCTTGTTCAATTTTTGCCTTGTAATGCTTAATTTCACGGTCAGCGCGAACGCTTATCCAGCCATCTTCAGACATATTAAAAAACTCTTCAAGAATTAATTTAACCTTGTCCTCATGCTCACGCATACCAATCTGCCGAGCAACAGCCGCTATACCGCTGTTCAACGGGCGTTCATGGAGGTAGTACAGATCAAGAAGTCGGCGGTATGCCAAATCTTCTAGCAAATCCAAATGGTTTGTGTGCGACTTGTAGTCGCCAATATTAAATTGATAATAGTGCATAAAACCTTACTTCGTTGGTCATCTTCACATGAGAAACTTCGGCAGGACGGTGAAGAATCGTCTTTTCGGGAGCTACCCTAGCCGCGTTTCAAACAATCTTACACCACAAACCACTCAGGTTTCAAGTCCTTTAGCTGGCGCAGGCGCAGCTCAGGAATTTGTTCTTTCCACTGGCTAACTGCTGGAAAAGAAACACCTAATATTTTGGCAAGCTCACGTCCTGAGCCTGCAAGTCGTATTAATTCTGATTTGGTCATAGGTTAATTCTAAGTTAAGCTAGCTAAACATCAAAATCCCCACAAAATAGTCGGACATTATGCAAAGTGCTTGCAATTAAGTTAAGCAAGGTTAATAATTCAGTCCATGCAGTAGCGCAACGCAAGCTGTACTTTAAGGAACCTAAATGTTTGAAATTGAAAAATACACCAAACCCACCGACTGGACAGCAATCGCTGTTTACATTGTTGCCATCATTGCTTTGGTAGTGGTTGCTCTCGACATTTTTGTTTGGAGGGCTTAATCATGCAAGACGGCGATACAGGCAAATTTATTACCTATTTGATTTGGGATGAGGTTACTGTTGATTGGACGTGGTACGAGGGTGAAGATTGGGACGTAGATGGCTACTTTGACATTTATGTTTACAAAGACGGCATCAACGTAACTTACGACATTCCAAAATTGCATTTGCAGTGGATTGAAGAAGAAGTTAAGGAATATGCAGGCTATATGCCGCCAACCCGCCAGCGTATTGCATCAGCAATTAACGGTCATTTCAACAAAACTTTTTAAGGAACAATCATGGAAACACCAATCGGACCCAAAATTGCCGCAGCCTTTGTAAAAGCACAAAAGGCATTTGGACCAGCTCTTAAATCCAGCACCAACCCGCATTTCAAATCCCGCTACGCTGACCTTTCTGCCTGCGTGGAGGCGGTTGTAGACGCTTTAAACAATAACGGCATAGCTTTAATCCAGCGTTGTTATGACAACGCAACAGGCGTAATGGTGGAGACTGTATTTGTCCACGAATCAGGCGAAGTGCTGGAATGCGGTATTTTGCAAGTGCCTGCATCCAAGCAAGACCCACAGGGTTACGGCTCGGCATTGACTTACGCAAGACGCTACAGCCTGATGGCAGCTTGCGGAATAGCGCCTGAAGATGATGACGGCAACAGCGCCAGCCGCCGTACAGAAATTAAATCTACTGTTGACGAGCACAAGATTGCTGACTTGCTGGCCGCGATGGACGAATGCAACACATTAGAAGATTTGCAGAAAGCCTACAAAGCCGCGTATGCCGCCGCCAATGCTGAACCAGCCTGGCAAAAACAAGTTATTGCGCGTAAGGATGAAAAAAAAGCTAAGTTGGAGGTTAAATGAAACACGAAATATCCTTAGAAACATTGGTTATGGCCAAACGCGCTTTGGAAGAACTGACGCAATGGCATTTGGAACGTGCGGTTAAGGATTTAACAGAATTTGATCGCACTGCTGATTTGCGTAAACGTGCTTACAAAGCCGCAAGTCAAATTGACGTGGCCACATATGCTCTTTTATTAACTACAAAATTGGAGGTCACAAATGATTTCTTACACATATAAGGATGTAATTCCAAATGTAGAAACCATGTATGACTTATTTTGCGAAGATGAAAAAGATGAATTTATGTTAATTGCCGCTTTAAGTTTTGCTGCTGAAATTAATAGTCATCTTGGATTGAATTTAAAAACCATAAATGCTTTGTTTTTGCAGTGTGAAAAAGACTATTTTAAAAATATTTTTGAAGAATTGGAGGTCACAAATGGAGCAGCGGAGTGAAGAATGGTTTGCAGCCAGGTGCGGTAAGGTCACCGCCAGCCGCGTAGCCGACATTGTTGCCAAGACCAAGACAGGCTACAGCGCCAGCAGGGAAAACTACTTAGCTCAATTGGTATGCGAGCGCATGACCGGCAAGCCTGCGGAATCGTATTCAAACTCGGCCATGCAGTGGGGTGTAGATCAGGAAGTTTATGCCCGCAGTGCTTACGAGCTGGCCAAGGATGTTTTGGTACAAGAAGTAGGCTTTGTAGTCCATCCAACTATTGAGGGCGCTGGCGCGTCTCCTGACGGCTTGGTGGGTGAGTTTGGCTTGGTAGAAATTAAATGCCCTAACACCGCGACCCATATTCAAACTTTATTAGACCAAAAAGTCCCTGAAAAGTACAACATTCAAATGCAGTGGCAAATGTGTACGACTGGCCGGCAATGGTGCGACTTTGCATCATTTGACCCGCGCATGGAAGAAGGTCTACAGCTATTCATCAAAAGAGTGGAATACCACCCGCTATATGTTGCCGAGCTTGAAAAAGAGGTAATTAACTTTTTGATGGATGTAGAAGACAAAATCCGAAAACTTAACAAACTGAAAGCATGACATGAGAAAAATCAAGAATATCGTAGTGATTACTGGCACTTACATCAACAAAGATGCCCAAGAAAAGAAACGTTACCAAACCATTGGCAGCTTGTTTGAAGATGGCGACAACCTCAAAATCAAGCTCGACACCATACCTTTGGTGGAAGGCGGTTGGACCGGCTGGGCTAATTGCTACGAGCTGGAAGAAAAGCCGCGCAAAGCTGGTTTTGATGACATGGACGACAGAATTCCTTTCTGACCATGCAGCTTGATCTACGTTTTAACGGCGCGGATTACAACCGAACCCGCGATGATGCCCGATTAACTGGGCAGATTCTTAGGGTTTGGGAGTGTATGTCTGATGGGAAGTGGCGAACCCTGAGAGACATTGCACAAGAAACTGGCGACCCAGAGGCAAGCGTAAGCGCTCAATTGAGACACTTACGCAAGCCAAGGTTTGGTAGCCACACGGTAGAACGTGAATACATCACTAACGGTTTGTACAAATACAAGTTGGAGGTTTCAAAATGTGGGATGTAGCTGTAACCTTTATGTTAATGATGTTTGGTGCTTTTATCGTGGTGGCGTTTGGCGCAATTTTGATATGGGTGCTTTATATAGTTCAAAATGTGGATTAAAAGATGAAAGAGAAGACAGAGCAAGGCAGAGCAATCACGCTGCGCCTTACACAATCGGAATGGGCTGAGTATCAAAGACTAGGTGGAATCAAGTGGATTCGTATGTTTTTCCGCATGAGCGCTGGCATACAAAAAGAAATCAAAGAAGAAAACGCTTTACAATGGAAAAAAGAAAATAGTTGACAAGCTCAAATTTCATATAAAATGGGCGTTCCATTAACCTTGCAAGGAAACCAAAATGGGTTACGAAATGAAGAAAATGATCCCTGACGCGGGTAAAGCCGATATGTCTGGCGAGAAAAAAGTTAGCGTTCCTAAGATGGATCGTGAAGTTGCCACCAAGTCTATGACTGGCGCTACACCTCCTAAAGGCGCATTGAGCAGCGACACCAGCGGCGAGCGTAAGCGTCCTATTGAAGGCGGCGTTGGCATGGGCAAGATGGACGGCATCGGTTTGCGCGAAGCCAGCCACATGGGTATGCACGATGGCCGTAAGGGTGAGATGAAGGGCGGTTCTAGCGAAGCAACTTGCTACGAACACAAGCGTATGGCTCACGTTCAAGACTCAATGTAAGGCGTGGCAACTAGGGGTCAAAGCCCTAGCGCCACTAAACATAACAACTAAATAGGAGTTGAAATGCCTGAGAGTAATTGTAGTGCTTGTAAATACTTTGTTGATTTTCAGCAAATGGGTCAATGCAGGCGTTATCCCGCTTTTGTGAACCGTCACAGAAACGAAGGCTGTGGCGAGTTTGCGACAGTAGCGGAAATTATTAGCTTTCCTGCATTAGTTGCAGAATTAAAGCCAAAACGCAAATATGAGAGGAAAGCAGATGCTAAAACCTCTATTTGATCGAGTGGTCGTTAAGCCCCAAGTGCGGGTATTGAGCGACATAATTTATGTGAACAACAAAGAATCCTTTAATGAGGGAACCGTGGTATCGGTGGGTCCTGAGGTGACTGATACGCAGCCAGGCGACTTTATTAAATATGGAAACGGTGACTATTTGAACTGGCCAACCCACAGAATTGATGGGCAGGACTACCAAATCATTCAAGAAGCAGACATTTGTGCTATTGTGGAGGAAACATGAAAGAGTTAATTAACGCAAGAATCCAAGACTTGATGGTCAAAGGCCGCGAGCTGGAGCAACAAATACAACAAATCAATGGTGCATTGCAACAATGCCAATGGACTTTAGTTGAATTGGAGAAATCAGATGCCACTCAAGAAATCGACCACCCCGAAAGCGTTTGAGAAAAACCTCAAAGAAGAGCTGAAAATGGGAAAGCCAAAAGCTCAAGCGCTGGCTATTGCCTATTCAGTTAAGCGCGAAGCTGAAAAGTCTAAAAAGTCTAAAAAGTAACTTAAAAGGCTAAAAAGGTATGAAAAAGCACGACAAGCCTATTGAGCACAAGACAACTGGCAAGGGTAAGACCTACAACCCTACAGAAAAGGGCGCAGGAATGACCGCCAAGGGTCGTGCTGAATACAATGCCAAGAACGGCAGTAACCTCAAGCCGCCGGCTCCTAATCCAAAGACCAAGAAAGATGAAGGCCGTAAAGCCTCATTTTGTGCGCGAATGGAAGGCGTAGTAAAGAACGCTAAAGGACCGGCTGAACGTGCTAAAGCATCCTTAAAGAACTGGAATTGTTAACATGGCTATTAAACCTGGCTTGTATGCCAATATTCACAAAAAACAGGAACGCATCGCTCGTGAAAAGGCAGAAGGCAAGCCTGTGGAAAAGATGAGAACGCCTGGCACTAAAGGCGCACCCACCGCCAAAGCATTCAAGGAATCGGCTAAGACCGCTAAGAAATGACCGCAGTTACCGAAAAGCGCCCAGTTGGTAGACCAACACTCTATGACCCCGCATATTGCGAGACAGTCAGAGAGTTAGGGCGCATCGGTAAATCCGTAGAGCAAATCTGCTATCAGCTTAACGTAAGTCTTAGAACCATTTACTTATGGCGCGATGCTCACGAAGAATTTCTACACGCCTTGGATGATGCAAAGACTTATGAACAGGCTTGGTGGGAAGAGCAGGCATCTTCTTACATGGTGGAGAACAAAGAAAGCGACCGATTGAATGCCACGCTGTGGTCTAGATCAATGGCTGCAAGGTTTCCCAAGAAGTACCGCGAAAGCACAAAGCAGGAAATCACTGGTCCTGAAGGAACTCCTTTGCTGGCCGGCATCCAAGTGACCTTTGTCAAGCCAAGTGAGTGAAGTAAGTAACGCCCAATTCCCTGTAAAGCTGGCGTGTTTATTTGACCCGCCCAAGTCCCGATACCGCGTTCTATATGGTGGGCGAGGCGGCGCTAAGAGCTGGGGAGTAGCAAGGGCGCTGTTAATCAAGGCGGCTAAAGAACCCTTACGCATCTTATGTGCGCGGGAATACATGACTTCTATGCGAGATTCAGTCCACAAGCTGCTGACCGATCAGATCATCGACCTTGGGTTGCAATCATTTTATGAAATCACGCAAGCCAGCATTCGCGGGAAAAATGGCTCTGAATTCAGCTTTGTTGGCCTTAAAAACAATGTGGCTAATGTCCAATCTTATGAGGGCGTTGATATTTGCTGGGTGGAAGAAGCTAAAACGGTGACCAGGGTAAGTTGGAATGTATTGGTTCCTACCATTCGCAAGCCTAACAGCGAGATATGGGTTACTTTTAACCCTGAGTTGGAAACAGACGAGACTTACCAGCGGTTTGTAATACATAAACCAGAGAACGCTGTGGTTGAAAAGGTCAACTGGTCAGATAACCCTTGGTTTCCTGAGACGCTGAAATTAGAAATGCAAAGTCTTAAAGCGCGTGACCCTGAAGCCTATCGCACAGTTTGGGAAGGTTTCTGCCGGCAGACGGTGGACGGCGCTATCTTTGCCAAAGAGGTTCAGTTTGCCGAGCTGGAGAACCGCATCACCCGCGTTCCCTACGATGCCACAAAGCCAGTACACGCCGTTTTCGATCTTGGATGGGCAGATGCCACAGCTATATGGTTTGTCCAGTTTATTGGCATGGAAACCCGCTTAATTCGGTACATTGAAGACAACCAACAGACTATTAGCCATTATTTAGCTGAGATGCAGAAGTTTGGCTATATCTACGACACGCTATGGTTGCCACATGATGCCGAGAATAAGACGCTGGCCGCTGCGGGTCGATCTATTGAGGAAATTGTGAGAGCTGCGGGTTATAAGACGCGGATAATCCCAAGAACGCCGGTGGTTGACAGTATTAACGCGGCGCGTACCATTTTTAGGTCGTGTTATTTTGATAGAGAAAATTGTTATGATGGTTTACAATGTCTCAGGCACTACCGCTATGAGGTCGACCCTGACACCAAGCAGTTCAGCCGTAACCCGCTGCATGACCAGTATTCACATGGCGCAGATGCGTTTCGGTATATCGGCTTGATGATTAACGAACCGAAAGAGCGTAGGAAAGCAAAACCGCTGCCAATGTACGGCAGTCAACATTCTTGGATGGGCTGATGGACGATTACGACTCAATAATTGACGAAGCCAAAGACTTTCTAAAGTTCTGCAATGACGCAGACACGATGAACCGTCAAGAAGCGCTGGAAGACTTAAAGTTTGTCAACGGCGACCAATGGCCAGTTGAGCTGCAAAACAGCCGCAACTTAGAATCTCGCCCGATACTCACGATCAACAAGCTGGATACTTATTGCCGGCAAGTAACCAATCAGCAGCGCCAGCAACGCCCACGCATTAAGGTACACGCTACCAATACCCAAGCAGACGCTAAGACCGCACAAGTTATATCTGGTGTAGTAAGGCACGTTGAAGTCAATAGTAACGCCGACCATGCCTACGACAATGCGTTTGACTATGCCGTCCGCATGGGCTGGGGCTACTGGCGCGTCAATACCCGCTATGTGCGCGAAGATTCATTCGATCAGGACATTTTCATTGACCCTGTGGATAACCCTTTTACAGTTTATTGGGACCCAAACAGTATTGCGCCTGATGGCTCGGATGCTGAAAAGTGCCTGATAACCACAATGATGCCCAAAGAGGTATTCCGCGCACAGTACCCTGGCTTTGATGATGGAACCAGCTTTAGCCCCCGCGGTACAGGCGATAGTCAATCAGAGTGGATTACCAAAGAAGATATACGATTAGCCGAGTATTTTTACACGGTGCGGGAAAAGGCAAAGCTCTACCATTTGTCCGATGGCACAATGAAATTTGCTGATGGCAAAGACTTTTTTGAGCGCATCAGCTTGGCAGGCTTGAACGTTATTGATGAGCGTTCTAGCTACAAAAAGACAATTAAGTGGCGCAAGATGACCGCAATTGAGGTTATTGAAGAGCGCGATTGGCCAGGTCGTTATATCCCTGTCGTTCCAGTCTATGGCCGCCACGTTGTAATTGGTAACAAACGCAAGAAATTTGGCATGATTCGTCACGCCAAAGACCCACAGCGTATGTACAACTTTTGGCAAACTAGCATCACCGAAAGCATTGCATTGGCTCCAAAGGCTAAGTGGGTGATGGCCGAGGGTCAAGATGAAGGACACGAAAACGAGTGGTCGCAGGCTAATATAAAGTCCACCGCTTATTTGAGATACAAGCAGACTGACATTGATGGCCGACCAGCGCCACCTCCACAGCGTTTGCAACCTGAACCACCTCCCGCTGGTGTTATGGCTGCGGCTGGTGCGATTAATGAAGATTTGCAGGCGATTATGGGCATATTTGACCCACATCAAATGCCTACAGGCAATATCTCAGGCAAAGCGCTGAATGGCCAGCAACAGCAAGTTGACCTTACAAACTTTGACTATTACGACAATCTGACACGTTCTATATCTCACACCGGCAAGATTATTCTTGACCTTATCCCTAAAATTTACGACTCAGAGCGCGTAATGCGGATCATTGGCGACGATGGAAAGCCTGAGTTGATTACGTTGAACGAGCGTACAGCGGTGGGCGAGGTGCTGAATAACGTAACTGTTGGCGAATACGATGTGGTGATGGAGACAGGACCAGGCTACAACAGCAAGCGCCAAGAGGCTGTGGATTCGATGTTGGGTATGTTGTCTGCTGACCCGACTTTGATGCAAACCGCGGGCGATTTGATCTTCCGCAACATGGATTTCCCTGGCGCCGATATTATTGCTGACCGCTTGGCTACGCTTAATCCCTTGTCCCAAGTGGATGAGAAAAGCCCGATTCCACCGCAAGTACAGATGCAACTGGCACAAAGCCAACAGCAGATGCAGCAAATGCAACAGCAGTTACAACAGATGCAAATGGTCATCAAGCAACGTCAGGACATTGAGCAAGTCAAGCAGGACAATGAAAACAAGCGGGAATTGATGCGTCAGACCGCCAAAGCGCACAACACCGAAACTATGGCCGAGGTGAAGGTTAACGACCAAAACACCCGCGCCGTGACTAGTCAGAACAAGATTGAGATTGAGGCGATCATGGAGTTGCTTTTGCACCACATGGACACAAACCGACTTAATCAGGAAATAGCCAAGCGTGATGTTGAGCAACAACGAGCGATGCAATTTGCCGAAGCAGATATATCATCAGGCGCTAACCCATTGACGCAGCAATAATTTCGTGGTAAAAACCACAAAACCTTACCAGTTGGGTCAACTGGGTTAATTCTTAGGGTAAACCTATGTCGGAAAAAGAAGCAGGGTCAGTAGTGACCAGCGAGAATTCAGCGGATTTTTATGCAAACAGATTAGGTTTAGCTGATCGTGAAGTAGCCGAGGCGGTTGTTGAGGAAACTCCGACCGAGCCGGTAGCAGAAACAGACCAGAGTGAGCCTGCAGCAGAGGATGACGCTAAACCCACAGAAGAAAAGAAGCAGAACCCGAAACTCGAGAGGCGGTTTTCAGAGATAACTAAGCAGCGGGAAGAAGCGCGTAAAGAAGCGCAACAAGAACGTGAGCAAAGACAAGCATTGGAACAGCGTTTAGCAGCTCTTGAAAAGCAGGCTACACCTCAACCAGTGCGAAATATCGATGAAGAACCGCAACCCAGCCAGTTCCAAGATGCGTTTGAGTATGCTAAAGCTCTTGCAGAGTTTTCAACAGAAAAAGCGCTAGCGGAACGTGACAAGCGAGATGCAGAGGAAAAGGTAGCAGTTGAGCGCCAAAAGGTCATAGAGACTTGGGCGACCAAAGTGCAATCAGCCAAAGCGTCAATGCCTGATTTTGATGAGGTCGTAGCATCTAGTGATGTTGTTGTAAATGATGACATTAGAGATGCGATTCTGGAGAGTGATGTAGGTCCACAAGTCCTGTACCACCTAGCTGAAAATGACGAACTTGCCAAGAAAATAGCTGGAATGTCGCCCAAAGCGGCATTGAGAGAAATAGGGAAGTTGGAAGAACGGTTCGCCGCGAAACCTGCTGCTAGACAAGAAACTGTGGCTAAAAGTAAAGCACCAGCCCCGATCAATCCGATTCGTGGTGGGACTTCCGCAGCAGATACACCAATAGGTTCCGATGGGGAATTTCATGGTACTTATGCTCAGTGGAAGAACCAGCGCAAAAACGGCAAGATCAAGTAAACCTAATCTTTTTTGGAGAAATTAAATGGCAAATCAACTGCTAACCATCTCCAAGATCACCAACGAAGCGTTGATGGTTTTGGAAAACGAATTGACTTTCACCTCGGAAGTCGACCGCAACTATGACGACCAATTCGCTGTCGTAGGCGCAAAAATCGGTAACACCGTTAACGTCCGCCGTCCTGGTCGTTTTATTGGTACAACCGGCCCTGCTTTGAACGTTGAAGATTTCAACGAGACAAGCGTTCCTGTAACCTTGAGTACACAGTTCCACGTTGATACACAGTTCACTACACAAGACTTGGCTTTGTCCTTGGATATGTTTAGCGACCGCGTGTTGAAGCCTGCTGTAGCTGCTATCGCCAACAAGATCGACCGTGATGGTTTGGTTATGGCCAAGAACAATACCGCCAATATCGTCGGTACTGCTGGCACACCTCCCACCGGCTTGATTACATATTTGACCGCTGCTGCTTACTTGGACGCTGAAGGCGCTCCACGTGACGGTCGTCGTTCATGTATCGTTGAACCCTTTACATCTGCCACTATTGTGGACAGCTTGAAAGGCTTGTTCGTTCCTCAAGAAGCTATTGGCGAGCAATATCGCAAGGGCTTGATGGGTCGCGACTCTGCCGGTATGAATTGGAAGATGGATCAGAACGTGGTTAGCCAAACCTTTGGCTCTTATTCCACCGCCGTTCTTTCTTGCAACACTTCTACCGCAACTGGCTTCTTGACCAGCGGCTGGGCATCTACTTCAACTATTGCTTTGTCGGCCACAACCGCCACTGCATCGTTGCAACAAGGTGACGTTATCCAAATCGCTAACGTGTATGCGGTTAACCCCCAAAACCGTCAGGCTTACGGCTCTAACAAGCTGCGTAACTTTGTCGTTACCTCTGCTGTGACCGTGGCAACTTCTGGTACTACCTCTGTGACCGTCAGTCCCGCTGTCATCACCGCAGGACAGTTCCAAAACGTGTCTGTCACCTCGCCTGGCGCCTCTACCGTTACGCCTTTCAACAACACCGGCACTGTATCTCCACAAAACATCATCATGCACCGCAATGCGTTTTGCTTGGCTGTGGCCGACCTGGAATTGCCCGAGGGAGTCCATTTTGCTGGTCGCGCCTCTGACAAGGAAATTGGTCTGTCAATGCGTGTTGTTCGCCAGTACACCATTAACAACGATTCGATCCCGACTCGCTTGGATGTGTTGTACGGTTGGGCGCCTTTGTACCCCGAGTTGGCCTGCCGCGTTGCAGCTTAATTAACCCAAACAGGAGAAATAATCATGGCTGCACCTAATAGCGTCACCACAATCCACCCTAGCAATCTGGCCACTAACCAAGCTATCCGCTTGTTGTTTGTGGCAACTGGCATTCCCATCTCCGCTACCGGCGATTCGACTGTCACTTTGCCTGCACAGAACGTCACTACTTACTGCGTACAGAACGTAGCTATCACCAACGCTAACAAAGACGTTAGCTCTGGTGCATTGGCCATTTGGACTGCACCAGCAGGCGGCGGCACAGAAATCGTTACTAACGCAACTTTGACCAGCAACACTGGCTCAACTTACGTTACTAACGCAACTGTTGTTGCTGGAACAAAAACTACTGCCCTGACCGCACAAACTTTGTACGTTAAGGTCGGTACTGCTGTAACTGGTGGAACTGTGGACATTTATGTCTACGGTTACGACTTCAGCACATATAGCTGATTCAATGTGACCTGAGAGAAAGCCACTCTCAAAAGGGGTGGCTTTTTCTGTTTTTAAAGTACAATCAATTCATTCTGTAAAGGAATCATCATGGCTAATACTCAAGCAATTGGCGTTGCATATCTTGATCAAGATATTATTGACGCTACTTATTCTTTGGTTAACTCAGTTAGTGGTCAGATGGGCTACACAACTGGCTCACCATCAACAGCGGTTTCTTCTGTAACTCAATTAACCAGCAAATCAACAGGCGTTACCATCAATGCGGCGGCAGGTCAAATTGTGACCAATAACGCGGCTTTGGCGGCTGGTGCTGAAGTGGCTTTTGTGGTTACAAACAGTGCTGTTAGTGCTTACGACATTCCAGTTATTGCCTTGGCTTCTGGCGCTACAACTGCTGGTACATATCTGTTGAGCGTTGCCGCTGTTGCAAACGGTTCATTCACAGTTGTCATTTCAAACGCAAGCGCAGGCTCATTGTCTGAGGCTTTGACTTTGAACTTCGGCATCATTCATGTGGCTCAACTGTAATGGCACAGTCATCAGTCCAGAGAAACGCTGGTCAGACAGTTGCGTTATCAGTGACTAATACGGCTCATGCGGCTGTGTTAATTGCTGATAACACTAACGACCAGATTAACTACACTGCGTTCTTGAACACGGGCGCAGCACCAATCGCTGTTAGATGGGGAACTGCCGATCCTGGCGCCCCCACATTTCCAGTTGATGGCACAAATGGCGACTTTGTTTTAGCTGCCGCCATGAATACACCGCTTATTTTGGCAACCCCAACGTCACCATTCTATTTGACAGCTAAGAGCAATTCCGCTACTGCTGGCATTCTGTATGTGACACCCGCTGCTGACCAATCTTAAGGAGTAGGCATGGCTGATCCGGCCAAAGTCCTAGACCAAAACTTATTGCCTGTTCAGGCATATTTTGCGGTTGATGGTACGTTCCAGACCTTTATCGGTCAGGGTCAGCCTTTTTTTGCCTCTTTTAACCCTAATCAGTCGGGTTTGGCAATTACCCTTAGTACGCTTGACTCAAGCCCAATCGGGTCAATCACGCCGTCTACTGGTGTTTTTACTAATATATCTACTACCACTGGGTCAATTAGCACGACCCCATCGGCAAATACCGATATTGCCAATAAATTCTATGTTGACACGGTTGCACAGGGTCTAGGACCTAAAGCCGCTTGTGCGGTAGCTACCACGGTAAATATCACCTTGTCTGGTTTGCAGACAATTGACACTTACACGACTGTGGTTGGTGACCGAGTGCTTGTAAAGAACCAGTCTACAAGTTCCCAAAATGGTATCTACATCGCATCTGCTAGCGCTTGGACTCGATCCACCGATATGGATGTGTGGTCGGAAGTGCCAGGGGCGTACACCGTCATTTTGAACGGCGGTCAGGCTAACACTGGTTGGGTATGTACTGCTACCGCTAGCGGCACAATTGGCGTGACTGCAATGCCTTGGGTGCAATTCTCAGGTACAGGCTCATATTTTGCTGGCACAGGCTTAACTCTTGCGTCCAATACTTTCAGCATTACCAACACTGGCGTGACCGCGGCATCGGTAGGCTCGGCATCTAAGACTTTGACCGCTACTGTGAATGCACAGGGTCAATTGACCGCGCTGGCTGATACCAACATTGCAATTAGCAATTCACAAGTGTCTGGGCTTGGCACAATGTCAACCCAGAACGCTAATGCTGTAGCAATTACAGGCGGCACGATCAATGGAACAACTGTTGGCGCAACTACGGCGGCGGCTGTTACTGGCACTGTTGTTACTGCTAACACATATTTCAGCGGTGCTGGAACGAATTTAACAGGCACTGCAAGCGGTTTATCTATTGGCGGCAATGCGGCTACTGCGACAAGTGCTGGAAGCGTCACAAATAGCCTTACGATCAATTCTGGCGGTGCTGGTGGTACTTCTCCACAAACTTTTAATGGTGGCGCGGCTGTCACGGTAAGTTACAACACAGTTGGCGCACCATCTATCACAGGAACAAATGCCTCTGGTACATGGGGCATCAGCATTACAGGCAATTCAGCCACAGTTACAAACGGGCTGTATTCCACAGGTTCTTATTCAAATCCCACATGGTTAACCTCAATTTTGGGGTCAATCGTGTCAGGTGCGGTGGCTACAGCTACCACAGCAACAAATGTTGCAGGCGGTGCGGCAGGGTCGCTGGTGTACCAATCGGCTGCGGCAACCACTGCCATGCTTGCGTTGGGAACAACAAACTATGTTCTGACCGCTGGCGCATCTGCCCCTCAATATGTGGCGCAATCTACTTTGTCAGTTGGATCGGCAACCACTTCAACCACCGCAACTAACTTGGCTGGCGGCGTTGCTGGCGCAGTTCCTTATCAATCAGGCGCAGGGGCAACAGGATTCACGGCGGCTGGAACAACTGGTCAAGTTTTGCAAAGCAATGGCACAAGCGTACCCACTTGGGTTACGCCTACGGCGTATGCCACGGTAACAGACGATACAACCACTGCAAGCACCCGCTATCCCTTATTTGCCGCCGCCACAGCGGGTAATTTGACTACTGAGTATGTCAGTTCCACCAAGTTGCAATATGTCCCCTCTACAGGCGTTTTAACGGCTACAGGGTTCAGTGGTTCGGGCGCAAGTCTGACAAGTCTGACAGCGGGTAACTTGTCAGGGACTATCCCTAGCGCTGTTTTGGGTAATTCTACGGTTTACATCGGAACAACTGCGGTATTGCTTAACAGGGCATCAGGGTCAATCAGCTTGACAGGCACAAACATTGATGGCTCTGCTGGGTCTGCGACAACAGCAACAACGGCAACAAACGCCACAAACATTGCAATAACTGACAACACTAGTTCGGTTTCTACTTATTACCCAGTTTTGTCGTCTGCAACATCAGGTAACAATCCAGCAACCACATCATCTACAAAGTTAAGTTTTGTCCCAAGCACAAGCACATTGACCGCCAGTAATTTTTCTGGTTTGGCTTCAAGTGCAACAAACATTGCAGGCGGCACAAATTTACAGATTCCATATAACACTGGTGCTGGCGCTACATCATTCATTGCTGCGCCAACTATTGCAACCACTTATTTGCAATATAACGGCACAGGGTTTGTTTGGGCAACGGTAACAGCAACAACCGCCACAAACTTGGCTGGTGGTGCGATTGGGTCAATACCTTATCAGTCAGCGCTTAACACAACGTTATTCTTAACTGGAAACACCACCACAACGCCTCAGTTTGTTACATCTACAGGTGCTTTGGGTCTACCAACTGCGCCAACTTTGACAGGTTCTACAGGTAGCGGTAATGTAGTTTTAGCTACTAGCCCCACTTTAGTAACCCCTGCTTTGGGTACGCCATCAGCTTTGGTTGGCACAAATATCACTGGTACTGCATCAGGTTTGTCGATTGGTGGTACTGCAGCAAATGCAAGTAACGTTGAGGTAACTGACAACACAGCATCTGCGGCTGTTTGGTATCCAACGTTTGTAAGCGCAAATACTGGAAATTTGCCAATCACTGTAACATCTACTAAACTCAAATTTACCCCAAGCACAGGTGCTTTAACGGCATCTCAGCTTATCATTGCACCTTAAGGAAACATCATGGGTCAACTAGTCTTTCAATCAGCTTTAGGGGGTCAAGTCAATTTGGTTGGCCCTAACACCGCGTCTACGTTAAATATAAATGTGCCAGCATTTGCAGGAACTATGGCATCTTTGGCGGCTGTTAATAATAACGGTATTAATTACGTTAACTCAAGCGGTCAGCCCACCACCCTGTCAACTTTTGTGTTTGATGGCACTAATGTGGGGATTGGTACTGCTTCGCCTAATGCAAAACTTCAAGTTTCAAGCAGTACAGACTTTGGTGCTGTTTTAAAAGTATCAGATACAAGTTCAGAAAGTACTGGCTTTGTTGTTTTAGGGAATGGTAATTCAACAGATAAAGCTGTAGGTATTTGGCGAGGAGCCGCAAACAGTGTTTCATCATCAGGAACTTTTTTAAATCTTGGTGGGTATGGAGGAATGGCATTTTCAACTGGTGCGGCATTGCTTGGTTCTCAAACAGAACGTATGCGTATCGACTCCAGCGGTAACTTGCTGGTGGGGACTACGAGTTCAGGATTTAGTGAAAGATTTAATGTAGTCGGTTCTGTTAATAGTTATTTAGCAAGAAATAACAACAGTAACGCATCTCCTTCTGGATATTACATACAGTACAGCGCCGCATCTCCTAATGGAACTGGTAATGAATTTTTAAGGCTTGATGATTCGACTACTAATAGAGTGTCAATTCGTTCAAATGGCGGTATTGCAAACTATTCAGCAAACAACGTTAACCTATCAGACCGCAGAGAGAAAACAAACTTTGCGCCAGCAGGCGACTACCTTGCAAAGATTTGCGCCATCCCTGTTCAGACGTTTAATTACGTTGACCAAAATCTTGAGGAAGATGATGGTTTAACTTTGGGTGTTGTTGCTCAAGATGTGCAAGCTGTTGCACCTGAGTTGGTAATGGAGAGTAATTGGGCGGCTAAAGATGATGAACCAAAAATGCGCTTGTCTATTTACCAAACCGACTTGCAATATGCGCTTATGAAGTGCATCCAAGAACAGCAAGCCCTCATCCAATCCCTGACAACCCGCATTACTGCACTGGAAGCAAAATGACCACCACTTGGAAAATTGCACAACTTGACCGCCAAACTTCTGATGGATTGGTAATTACTGCCCATTACACAGTTAACGCTGTTGATGGCGAACACATTGCTGGTTCTTACGGCACAGTAGGCTTTGAACGTGGTGATTCTTTTATTGCTTATGAATCGCTGACCGAGGCTCAAGTCATTGCATGGGTTAAAGACAAGCTGGATGTTGAGGCTATTGAAGCAAACCTTGCTGCAGAAATTGCCGCAAAGAAAGCCCCAACAACTGCCGTGGGAGTACCTTGGTGAACTGGTCAATAACAGAAGTTTACGCAAAGGACGGCTTAATCACAAAAGCTAAATACCATTGTGTTGAGCAAACAGTAGAGACTGAAGGGTACTGGACATTCCTAGACCCTAAGTTAAATACGCCATTTGATGATGTAACCGAGGAAATGGTTATTGCTTGGGTGGACGCTGAGATTGGCGCAACCATTAAAGCTAGATTAGATGAGCAGTTAAAAACACAAATGCCTGTGGTGGCTCCTTGGTTGCCACAGACATTCACGCCCAATATTTAAGGGAACAACATGACCCAGCCCATCGACATAATCTCACGCGCTCTAAAAGACATTGGCGCTTTAGAGACTGGCGAGACACCGACCTCGGACGCGGCTCAAGACGCTTTTGACATGATGAACGACTTGCTTGACCAATGGTCAAACGAGGACATGATGGTCTTTTATAAGACTGAGATTGTGTTTCCCATTACGCCAGGCCAATCGCAATACACCATTGGACCAACTGGTCAGATCGGCGCTAACTTTGTCGGTAGCATTGATGGAACCATTTTAACAATTACCGCCATTAATTCAGGCGCAATCGCTACAGGTCAATTTCTTAGCGGCACAGGAATTATGGCGGGAACTCAGATAACAGGGTTTGTTACAGGAGCCGGCGGTAATGTCAACGAACTTGGAACATATACCGTTAACGTATCTCAAACCGCTGCGTCTACAACAATCAGCGCTTACTATGAGCGCCCTTTGGTTATTAATTCTGCTTTCGTACGGATTAATACTAATTCAAACGGTGTGCCAATCGTAAATGGTGGTCTTGACTACCCAGTTGCCATTCTTGCGTTAGAAGATTACGAAATGATTGGCTTAAAGACTCTTTCGGGTCCTTGGCCAAAAGCGTTGTATTACCAGCCCACCGAGTTGCTAGGAAACATCTTTGTATGGCCAAACCCTAGCCAAGGTGAAATGCACTTGTTTGCTGATACCGTGTTTCGCCGGTACTCATCCATTAACGACACAATTGTTCTGCCACAAGCCTACGCAATGTGCCTTAGATGGTGTTTGGCTGAACGTTTGATGCCTATGTATGGCAAGAACTCCCAAGTCCAAATAGCGATGATCCAAGGTTTTGCGGCGCAGGCTAAAGCAACAATTAAGCGCACAAACATGAGGCCAATACAAACCTCACGTTACCCTGATTCGCTATTGGTGGGACGCGCTAAAGATGCTGGTTGGATTTTGTCCGGTGGTTTTGCTAGATAAAGGAAGCTAGATGGCTGATTTTGGTTTTGTTGGACCGAGTTACACCGCACAGTCGATCTATGCTGACGCGCAGGAGTGCATTAATTTCTATCCTGAGATTGATCCTCTTAAGCAGCCTGGCGATCGCGGCGTGGTTGCTTTGTATCCAACGCCAGGTCTAACGCCAAAGGTTGTCTTTCAAAACTCCCAAGAAGTGCGCGGTATGCGTACTGTCTCAGGTGGCCAGCAAATGGTTGCTGTAGTTGGTCCTTATGTTTATGTATTAAATACCTCATTTACACCTACTATCGTTGGATTGCTTAACACCACAAGTGGTCGTGTTGGTATCACTGATAACGGTATTAACGTTTACATTGTTGATGGCGCACAGCGCTATACATGGCGTATTTCTAACCCCGCAAATGCTGCATTCACAGGTTCTATTTCGGGAACTACATTAACTGTTACCGCTACAAGCGGTGGAACAATCACAGCTGGCCAAGCATTGTTTGGTGTTGGATTATTGTCGGAAACCGTTATAACGGCATTAGGCTCTGGCACAGGCGGTGTTGGTACATACACTATCAATTTAACCCAAACTGTTACCTCTAGGTCTTTATCGTCGGTGGCAGTAGGCGCGGTGGTTACTGGCGCGATTGCAGGCACAACTTTGACTGTGACGGCAGTAACTTCGGGTACGCTTTACGTTGGCCAAACTATCCAAGGCCCAAGCGTTACTGTAAACACCATGATTACAGCCCTTGGAACAGGCACAGGAGGCAATGGAACTTACACCGTTAGTGCTTCACAGACTATTGCATCTATAACGTTGTACGCCCTTAATTTCACGCAAATTCCATCTACTGATGGTGCATTTTCAGGCGCAACCACTGTTGACATTGTTGACAATTACTTTGTTTACAACCGACCAAATACTCAGCAATTTGGTGCTTCTAATGCTTTATCTCCTGTTTCTAGCAACATTTCTTTTTCATCTAAAGATGGTGCGCCAGATAACTTAGTGGCTTTGATTGTTGACCACCGCGAGGTTTATCTGCTTGGTGAAGCCTCTTCAGAGGTTTGGGTGGATGTAGGGGCGGCGCAGTTTCCTTTCCAACGCATACCTGGCACATCAACCCAGCACGGTATCGCAGCACCTTATTCAGTTTCTCGATTAGGTAATTCTTTTGCTTATCTGTCGCGAAACAACCGTGGCCAAGCTGAAATCATGCAGATGAATGGGTATATACCATCTAGGATTTCTACCCACGCTGTAGAAAATACCCTTGTTGGTCAATACATTGATGACGCTATCTCATGGACTTACC